ATGAAAACAAGAATGACTCTGCGCTGAGCCTAGGTGCATCTCCAAGTGATGCCACTTCAAGACGCAGAATCCAGGCCCTACTTTATCATATCTCTTTTGTAGTTCCTTATAGTATTTAACGGGTGAGGTCATTGTCCTTCAATACAAAGTTTAAAAAGTTGGGTGGTGAAAAATGTTTTGACATTACATGAGCAAAGTGACTAGTATCTTTAGGTAAACACTTACCACCAAATCCTCGTTCACCATCAGGGCCAGGCACATCCCAATGTGATGATCCAAATTCATTTTCCGATTTGAATGTATCAATAACAGTTTCAAAATTACACTCGGCATATTTACAAGCATCATAAAGATAGTTTGCAAAAACAACTTTTGTTGCTAACATTGCATTGCGAGACAACTTATATATCGCAGCCTCTTTTGGTTTCATTGTATAAACAGTCTTCAGTGGGTCTTTCAATCCACTAACAAGATCATCACGACAGATAACAGGATGAAGTTCCTCGTTGATTCCTATTACAACAGGACTCTTTGGATTTTCAACATCTTCTTTCCAAGTTGCCTCTCGCAAAAACTCTGGCATATAAATCCACTCATCATTAATCATTTGGTCTGGGCCAATTGTGCTTCTAATAACAATCTTACCATTACCAATAGACTGTAAAGCACTATCAACATAAGAAAAGTCTAATCTACCAGATTGATCCATAGGTGTCGGGACACAAATAAACGCATAGTCCACACCATCCCAATTATCAATGGTATAACCAAGATCAGGATCATGTATGAGGACTTCAAGATTGTCAAACATCAGTTCTGTTGCTTTACCAACATACCCATATCCAACAATTGCAATCTTTTTCATTCTTTATACCCCGTCATAGTAAATCGTTTATATGTCGTATTGTTTGGGCCTGGCAATTCCATTTCTTCGGAGTGCAATACCTGAGACATGTTGTTTCTCTCTACAAAGTCAAACAAATCTTTGAATGGTCTAATATGTTCTGGTATATCAAGATCATTGCCCTGCAACATAACAAAAGTGCCAGTAGGAATATTCGCCCACCAAGAATCAAACGTATCCTGATCAACATGTTCCGTGCTAGTATTGATAACAACATCGGGGTCTTCTTTATACAGAAAATCTGCCATATCGGATGTAATAAATTCTAGGTCATTATCACAAAAATAAATATTGCCTACTCGCTCACACTCTGGATCAATATCAATAGAATAAACCTTGACAATAAATTTATTGTCAACCAACATCTTTGGCAGGACTCCATACCAACCGCCAAACACATAACAAGTCCTGTTAAAATGATCGGGATATAAATCCATCAATCTTTCTTTGCTGGTGAGTTGCGTGTCCCAAAAACACTCAAGGAACCTTTTGTCATCTGGGTTCTCTCTCATGTAATTAAACCAACCAGCCAGTGTGTCAACAGAAAAATTTATCATAACGTTCTCCGAACCACGTTGGAAACAGGATTCCAAACGAATCCATTCTCCAGTGTCCAATAGTAAATATATTGCAACAGGTCACTCCTCTCATCAACTTGAAAGAGATACCTATCATCAGTTTTTAATGCACGATACCAACCACTGTGCCACATACCCTCAATTTCTTTTTGCAAGGGGGTGATTGCCGCACCAAACCTCTTGTGTTGATACATGGCATTTATGGCTCTATTATTAATGTCGTGGGTAAAGTATAACACTTTAAATCCACGTTGTCTAGCCCAATTGATTTGATAGGGTAGTATCGGAATACCCAACCACGCTGGTCTAAATTTCTTTGCAATGTGTAGTCTGCATAATCTAGCAGCTACGGTGGGATCACTGGTATAGTGACTCGACTCCGCAACACTGAGACATGCCAACTCATCATCAATATACACCAACCACGTTTCACCATCAATATTGTCTGGATCATACTTGTCATAAGCAAGACTGTCATTACCTTCTTCAAATGACAGTTTCCTAAATGATTCGACTATTGATCTTTGTGCTGGAGTATATACTTCTATGTCAAAGCCAGACATTCTATGTCTTCTTGGGATTTCAGTGTCCATACTAATGCAATCCTATTTTCCTTTCCACGGTTTTCTACTGCATGTTTGAAACCCGTATTTAAAAAGTATACTGATCCGTCTGAAGGCAGATTGTATTCTTGTTTCTCTCCGTTATACCAAAAGAAATTAGTAACACCCTCTGTGCCAGATATTGGACAAATAACACGAACACCATAAGAAGGATCATAATCAATATGAGGTGATATGTCTTTGCCCGGCTCTAACAAATGTATTCTTGCACGACAAGCTTTTGCTTTGAAGTTTGCATTGATTGCTTCTTCAAAGTAACTCCCCTTATAATCATCCAAAGGATAATCCCACAACATTTCATTTGCTGTTGGTGGTAAGTTATCACCCTTTGCTGATTTGTTTCTAACTCGTTCTATTTTACTCTTACCGATATCTTCTATCTTGAAGTCTTCTGCCTTTTTCATATTTTCTGGTGACATTGACATCAAGGGGATTTCATGTAGAGTGCTATAAATCTGAGAAAGAAATCCCTGATCATGTAATTTTGTGATGCCTGGGTTTGCATCATAAATGTTTTGCCACTTGTTTCCAATTGCGGCCAATTCCTGTTTCATCGCCTCAATATCAAACTTGATATTTGGTATGGGCGCACAAGCGGGAAGGTTTCTTTTTCTAAGCATCAAAAGGTTCTCTCAAAACGATTGCATCAAAAGCATGACACATGTAATTTGTGTCACACAACCCGTCAACCCAATGAACACCGTTCACTGAGTTAAATTCTAACACTAGCATTTCTCCAGTTTTAGGAAAATCAATACTTGTCACATTGTCTGGTATAGGTGTATCAAGAGGCAGTTTCAAAACGTGATACAAATCCTTGTGTTCTATCCACGGTGTATCATCAGTGTGGAATATATGAAACTTCTCTGTTACATTGGTTGTTTCAGTCAGAGGATATATGACAGTAAACGTTCTCCTATTCTCTACGCCCTCTATAGTGTTTACTGCATGGGCATGTCTAAACAATTTATTAGTAGGTGGTCTGTATTTATTATTGCCAAACAAAAAAGTGAAACATCCTTGTGCAGATTTTAAATATTTTTCTACAATTGGTTTTGCCCTTGTATGTATACTATCAAAGGGGAAGTCTTCAATTAGAATTCTTTCACTGGACTGAGACTGCACTGAGGATTGTCCGTATGTGTCATGTAGAATGTAATAACTATCAGACTCCAGTGTGAACAATTCTTCTTCACTGAATAACCCACGAATGTGATTCAACACATGTTCTGGCATGTGTGGATGTAATTCTAGTTGGTTTTTATACGGTATGTCATCACATACAGAAAAGTCAAACTCCTCAAACGGGAAGTCTAAGTATTCATAATTTATTAACGAGCCCAATTAGTTTGCCTCCAACATCATATTTGTGGAAATCCCAACTCCAAGGTTCATCATGGTGTCTTGCATGATAACCTTCTCCGAGTGTAACGATTCCCAACCAATGATCACTTCTGGGTATACCACCACGGTGTGAATAAACAAAAACGATTGACCCGATCAACTTGGCAAACCCAGCTGGGGCCAACCAAGCGTATACCACTGCATACGGATCAATCAACAATAAAGTAAATGCCCACAACATTATAACATACCAGTAGTATCTATGTTGCGCTTTCAAGAAATCATTTTTTAACAAGTCAGTAGCATACTTCATACGAGGTAAGGACATGACTTGAGAAAAGTAACAACGAATGAATCCTTGGTATGCTGGTGAGTGTGGGTCTTTCTCAGTATCAGCAAACTTATGGTGTTCACGGTGTTGTGCCGCCCACGCAATAACTGGGCCCACCATCATAATGTGTCCAAAGAATGTCATCGGATACACAAACCACTTTGGTGCTTGAAAACAATAGTGAGACCAGTATCTATGATATCCCACTGTGATTCCTAACATGATACAACAGTAAACTGCAAACGCAACTGTCCATTGCAAAGGGGATGCAAATAGCATCCCCAAAACTGATAGTTGTGCAATCACTTGTCCAGCAAGTAACGACTTTGGTGTAGGTTTCATTATCTTCCCATTTTAGAAATTTCTTCCGCCTGTTTCTGATTCATTACAGGAACAGCATTTGATTTGTGCATGGTAGCGATACCCTTGATCAAAGTGCCAGTATATACGTTTGGTTCTTTCTTCGGTGTAGAACCAGCCATGCTATCCATACTAGGATATTTATCACGATGTTCAAGCGCTCTTTCCATCGCAAGACTAGGTTCTGGTGTATAAGTTTTGAACTCTGGTTTCTTGTATTTTTTGTAGTAAACCTTGTTTTTCCATCCCTTTCCACGGGGAGTTTTCTTCCTAGACCGATTATTTGTGTAAATGATACCCAAAATACTTCTCCATGATAAATAGTGTCAATAAACTGACACCTTCCACTGTGATTACCTTATAAATATATCACATACCAGGCCCAAATGTCAAGCCCAAATAGCCGAAAGGAGAGAGGAAGCTATGAGGTTCACTAAGCACTTTTGTTATGTATTATTCGCTATTGCATTGTTGTCGAGTCCAGTATCGTTGGCTGAGGACACAAACATAAACAACAATACGACCACCAACAATACTAGCACTAGCACAAATACAAACACCAATACGAACACGAACACAAATACAAATGTGAACACGAATACTAGCACCTCTACAAATACAAATAACAATGTCAACACCAACACCAGCGTAAACACTAACAACAATAATAATGTGAACACTACGACCAGCACCAATACTAATAACAACACTAATACTAATAACACTACTATCAATAGCACCAGTAATAACACTAATAACAATACCAACACTAATATCAATACTTCTACTAGTAACAACACCAACAACAACACAAATACCAATATCAACACCAGCACCACAAACAGCACATCTGATATCAATCAAAATGTAAACAGTAATAGCAATAGTAACAGCACTAGTAATAATACTAACAACAATACCAATAACAACACGAACAACAATTACAGTGAGAGTAAATCAGACTCTAACGTAAACACAAAGAACGAGAACATCAACAGGAACGAAAACATAACCAAGTCAGAGACTACAATCAAGTCTCCGCCTCCTAGTGCCATTGCGCCTAGTATTGGTTCCTCTTATTCTCAAGACCTTTGCACAACTGGAATCAGTGGT